TTTCAAAGATGTGTGATGCCCAATGTTGATTGATTGAATGTGTATCCGCACCGTCAATCTTTGCCGTTCCAGTTGTATCAACGGTGATGGTATGTGCGGAAGTTAATTTTTTGACTGCAAATTGTTTACCACTCAATCCAGTTGGATCAGGCAAGGTAATTGTCTTGCTTCCACTTGTGGTATCAACCAAAAACAATCTATCGTCTTTTGTTGCCGTTGTGTTTGCCGTTACCGTCTTGACCGAACCTCCACTCAAAAAAGATGGATACATCTCGTAATTCCCGATGTAGAGTGTGTCAGGTTTGGTAGGTTCAAAATCATTTGAAACAAGAACAACCGACCCATCAACCCCATTAGGATAATGAATGTTTGTTGATCCAAATCCACTATTGTTAATGCCGTTTCCGCTGAAGTTTTCACCAACAAAAACACCACTTCCTTCGCTTGTTCCAACGCTGACTCCTTTAATACCAGGTTTGATTGGAAATTGACCACCGGGATACACATCACCATAGACATCGGTGTGAGCCCCTTGAGCAGTTCCAGCACCCATTTTTTTTATCGTGATTGCCGCTGGTGGAATGAATTGAGCCAAAAGGAATTCACACTCATAAACACCTTCTTCAACTGGATTGTAATCGTTGACCTTGTTTAACCTCCAGTATTGTCCTTCAAAGAAATACAAATTGCTGAATCGCAAGTTGAACCAATCCGATGGCGTAATTTTGAAATAAGCTCTTACAATCTTGGAGTTCTTATTGGTGATCTCGGTGATGAATCGGTAGTAGTAGTTAGTGACAAGGTTTGAATTGGTGTAATTGTATCCTGCACCGATACCCACTTCTCTGGGCATTCCAAACAAAAGGTCAATTGTAGGGTTTGAAAGTGAATCATAATGAATTGTCAAGGGAATTGCTGTCTTCACTCTCTGTGCACTCAAGGAAAAAGTACGAGCAAATGATGGAAGGAATCGCACACTTACACCATTTGTCAAACCACCGTAGTACAATACCCTCAAATCTCCATCATCTTTGCCCTCAACCGCTGACAACACAAGGTTCTTTTGTCCAATGTCGTAGTTCCTAATTTGCGTAGGTACAAAAACAATCTCAATTTTCTTTTCACTTTTGACAAAATCGTTGTCTATTTGATAGGTTCTTTGTCCGTAGGTGGTTTGATAGTTCTCCTGGTAGCTTACATTTCCATCATCCTTTCCTTGTTTGTAAGTAAAGACATAAGGATTCGCATCTAACTCACCCATTGGAATAATCTCAACGGGTTGTGAGTAGTCCAACTTCTTTGTCCAATCCACATTCACTCCGTTGTAAAAATCGTCACGGGGAACAATCCTCAGAACCTTTGGTTGGTCTTGGCTTGGCTCAATGTATAAGTTGAACATTTTGACAAACGACATCAGCATCTCGCTCTGCTTAACTTCCGTATTAAAGAAGATTCCGAAATCAACGGTTTCCCCATACTGGAAGGTGTAAGCGGTAATGTCATTCTGAATCGTTGAACCGACAGTTAAATTTATTGTGAAATCCGCATTCGTCAATGTGTACTGATCAGCCCAATCGTATACTTGTGCTAACTTAAAAGTCACAACATCGCTGGTGGAAAGTGCAACATTTGTAAACCCGTAGTCCAACGAAGATGGCATTGCATTTGGATCAACTGAAATGTACTTTGTTGATTGCAAAACTCCATCGACATACATCCCAATGTTGATGTCTATCTCCGCTTGAGATACTGGGCGGTATGAAGGATTAAGTGTCAAGGTCATACCCAATCCCAAGAAGAAAGAATAAGTACCACCAACGGGGACAGTATAAGCACCAGTAGTGGGGTTGTAGTTCGCACCATTGTCAAAAGCCCCACCGCTTGTATCGTTGTTAAATATCAGCGTAGTTCCCAAAGGCAATGATTGCGGTGTTGTCAACCGACTTGCCAAAAACAATCGGCTTGTTAATTGCGTAGACGATGCAATCAATCCGTTTGGTGGTGGCACAATCAACCTCTTGAATCGGTCAGTATTAAAAAAAGAATCGTTGGTGTATGAATACCCAGCACTTGTGAAAATTTTGTCAATGATGGTCTTGGCATAAAGACAAGGTGTGAGTTCGTTGTACTGCCAATATGCAATATTTCTGACATGACCTTTGTCAATCATTGAATATACATACCCCTCACCATAAGCAAAAGCCTGTGAGCTTCCGTTCTTGACAATGCTTGTATCCCACGAATCAAAGATGTTGCCTGAAGACAAGGAGTGATTGTACTCGCTAAATTCTAATACATTCAATTTGCGGTCTGCGATGGTCGTGAATAGATCTGCCGTTTGTCCGTGTAGTGAACATTCATATTGGATGTCCGTTGAATCAAGCACATTGATTTGAATCAACCTAATGAATCCACGCATCTGCTCAATCTCATCAAGCAATACCACGACATCCGCTTTCTTATTCGGATTGAAGTCGGGTGCAAACTGCGTAGTTCCTTGAATTGTTTGTTCAACCTCAAAGATGTGTGAGAATAACTTGTTGTTTGCACGAGTACCAGGAATGACAACCGTCTTTGTCCACTCACTTGACCTTGTTTCAGGTGACTTGATGTCAGCAATTGACTTGGAGATGAGAATGTCAAAGTTGTCCGATAGGTCAACTGGTGAGTTGTTAACTAATAACCTAATCATAAGCGTTGAGATTTGTCAGCGAATGACAAGGTAACATCAAGTTCAAGGTTGAACAACTTGTCTTGAACACCCTTCTTTTGCTCGTAGGTTGCATTGTCAATGTTGACCGCATACAAAGTACCGTCATACATATAGACCACCGGTGATTCAATTAGATCACGCAACCAAGCAGATTCCGTATCGTCAATCCAATTGGATGTGAGCTTCACTTTCTGACTTGCCGTTGTATGATAGTTTGATCGTGTGCGAACACTTGTTTCATAACCGTATGTCGCACCGAGCGAGTACGGATTGGATTGGAATTGCTTTCGTGCAACCTCAAATGTATCTCGTCTAACCATATTGAAACGGAAGGAATCAAATCCACCGAGTCGATTCATAAAGAAGATATCCGTTGTTTCATATTTACTGCACTCGTCTTTTATGTTGATGCGATAGGTTTCCGATTTTTCAGTTCCACCAAGTTTCAAGACCACATCAAAGTAAGTCGCTGCACCTGGTATTGTCAGTTGGCTTCCCACAGGTATTCTCACGACCTTAGACGAAGGCAATGTGAATGTTTGTGTACTTGCATCGGAGTAGGTAATTACAACGCTTGTGGCATCACCTTTCAAAGCATACAACCAATCCTTCTGAGTGCGATGGATTGACCTCGTTCTGACATTGGTCAAGAACTTTGCTGATGATGATGTGGCAAGATATTGAGCTTGTGCGTAGGTGACCAAATCAAACGGATTCAAGGCAGCATTCCAAACAGTTCCAGTTGCCGAAGTCAAGTCAAGATACTCCGTGATTGTTCCCGTTGCTGATGCTGAATACTCATACCCAAACTCCACCTCGTAATCCGAGAAGGACGATGTGCATCCGCTTGGTGATGTATCTGCAAAGTTCCAATCGTTGCTGACATAACTTTCCATTATGCGACCAATGTTGAACACCCCCTTGTTTGTACTTCCAAAGTAGATGGGTGCTTTTAGTTTAGCAACGGATGTCGCTGCAACTTTGACATTTGCAATGAACTTGAAATTGTCTTTTGTGTAGATACCACCGCTTGACTCAGTGATCACGAAATTCGTGTCGTTGAATCCTGGTGCGTACGAATCGGGTTGTTGGGTGATTGATAGGGCCACGCTAAAAAATAGCCAAACGGCTCATTCGTTTCAAATCATCTCATTCAAACAAGCAACGATGTAGGGATTGAATCCTTTCCCGGCAGCATCCTCCAAACGCTTCTGCCGTTCTTTGGTCTTGGCTTTGTAGAACGCCATCGCATTAAGGAACTCAATCAACGGCATCTGAAGTATGAAATCCCACTTGGTGCGATCACCTTTGACCATCTTGTCAACTATCTCCAACCACACTATTGGGCTTTGGTCAACTGCTCTTTCATCTCCTTCATCTGATCCGTCAAAGAGGAGAGGATATTTTTCAATAATTCGGGATAAACTTCCAAAAAAAAAAGAGCATAGGTGTACGGAAGTGGAACAGGCAAGTGCATCATCAACGCACATTTGTCCTCATAGTGGGCTTGAGCATCAACGACCTTCTTGTTCCTTCCAAAGAAATCCACCTCAACCGAAAGCAAGGCAACAATCTTGTTCAACGACTCAATCACATCCCCGTTGAATACCTGCTGGAGTTCGATGAAGTGGTGACCACACATCTCGTTTGGCGTTTTGGCTAATCGGAAGTAACGACCACGGAGTTTGAACATAAATTGAATGGGTGCTTTGGGTAGGTCATTTAAGAAGGACAACTTTGCAAACTCGTTTGTGAGCTTGTCAAGGGTCATTGATTCGACCTCATCCATTGAAAGATTCAAAGCGATGGCAAGGATGTTCATCTGCCTCTCAAGGTCAGACATATCACGACAAGAGTGAATCTCTTGCAGTTGGTGGATGGTTATGTTTTTCCAATTCATATTATGCGAAGTAAAAAGTGCCTGGTCTATTGTGGGCTTTGCAATCAACGGCAAGTGCAAGAGCCATCACACAGTCATCGTGTAGTCCAACGGGTGCAGTATATCGCACACCCGTTCTTGTATATTCAAATTCAAAGTTCTCCATCTCACTTCCAATCGGTTCTTCAGGAAAGAACACATCGGTTTGTTGCACCGACATCACCAACCCTTCAATCAACTGTTGTTTGCTTTGGCTTGTGAACTTGAATCCCTTGACTCTTTGACAAAGTCGCTGGAGTTGTTCAACGATAGGATCTCCAACCCCGGTCGAATCCACAAACGATGGTGTGTTTCCAATAAGTTTGACAATCCTCGCCTGAGTGACTGACCAATCCGCTTGGAATCGTTCGCAGAAACAAACACAGTTGTTTGCATCCAGTCCGATGATCACCGTGTAATCCGAATACTTTGCCAAATCCACACCCCAAGCGACAACGGGCATTGATGATATTGGTCGGTAACATTTGCGGATTGCATCCAAGCCAAACGGATTTGACTTGTCATCGGCTGGTTCTGCAAGGTAAAGTTCACGGAATACATAATCAGGTAGATCTCGCTTGGCTTGTTCAATCTCTTTCTCCGATATGATGCCTTCCCTTGCTGCATCGTATGCCGTTATTTTGAAATACTTGTAGTCGGGTTCGCCTTGCCTTGCTCTCTCTCCTAATTTGTAGAACCAATTCTTTTTGCCTTTGACATTCCCAATTAGTTTGCATTTGCCTTGTGTAGCAGTCAGAGTAGAACGGAGTGCATACCACGATTCCTCACGCATTCTTGATGCCTCATCAATCACCGCAGCATAGACATCATCTCCATACAGGTTGTCGGGTTTCTCACCTGACTTGAATTCAATCCGTGATCCCGTTGGTAGGGTCAACAATAGTTTGGTTTCATTGCTCAAGAAAAAGTTCTTGTCCGTGACTTGGTTCTTCATCCTTCGGAATGCAATCTCCGCTTGTTGGTATACTGGAGCAACCCACCACACCGACTGACCATCCTTGCATTGGAGTGCTTGTTCAAAGAGCCAAATGATGTGTGATGCGGTCTTGCCTGTCTTGGTTGATGCAGCCGTAATAGTGAAACGGGCATCGCAGTCAAGGATGTCCTTTTGGTAGTTGGTTAGATATGGTCGTGTGTAGTTTATTTGCATAAGCTTTGATACACCGACATTCTCGTCAAGTTGTGTAGTGCAAGGTTGTGATGCTTGTTGCAGTAGTCGTAGTTGCTTTGACCCATTGACTGACGAACTCCGTGACCGGCATCAATCAGTTTCTGAATGCCTGATCTCCATTGGTTGCGTGGAAGAAATAGCACCCCATCGTTTGCGGTGTGATACAGGTAAGGCAATACCGCAGAACAAATGATTGGCTTTTTGTAGGCACTCGCTTCCAGTATCTTCAGTTCCGATTTGCAGTTGTTAAACTTGGTATTTTGCAAGGGTGCAACCACGATATCAAAGTGCTTGTACACCTCACCATATTCAAACACGGTTGTGCCTTCCACAATCTTAGCATCGGGCATACTCTTGGCAATCCGATTCCAAATCTCTCCTGGTGTATAACCGCAGATGTAGAACTCAATGTCCATTCCTTTGATCTCCTCAGCAATGAGCTTCAAGTCCTCCTCGTGTGTAACTCCACCAACCCATCCGACTTTGATTTTGTCGGTTCTTGGTTGTGGTTCGGCTTCCCATTGTTTGTGGGTTAGATCCAAGCAGTTGGAAACAACAGTCACATTCTCGTTGATTTGCCGAATCTCTTTGGCAAGTGCTGGAGTTGTGGTGATCACCGCATCAGCGTAATTGATGGCATCCTTTACGCCTTGCTTGATTCCTTTGCGATAGTTCCAATATGCCGGGTTGTATTTTGGTAGCACCCAATAATCGTCAATGTCCACGACATAGGGAGTGCCTGAATCAGCAATCTTTTTCAGCACATCATAATGCTTTGCCCCAAGCCATCGCGAGAAGATGATCACATCAAATTGGGTGTAATCAAGTGTGAGCCATTCCTCTTGTGATTGGCAAACGCTGACATCCGCTTGTCCGTCAATTTGCATCCGTAAGTGTGGCGTGAATAGTCGGTGGTAAACAACACCATTCATTCCGTCAGTTAATATCAGTAATTTCATAGAGTTTTAAGTAGGTGATTGAACGCTTGATTGGTGACATAGTCAAAGCCATTGTTGATGGGGATGACATTCGGTGAGTGAACGCATATCTCAAGCAATCGTTTAACTTTCATTTGTTCTGCAATGGCGTATGTGCTTGACTGATTGCCGATGAATGCCTTGCAACTGCCGACAATGGTTGCCAACATCAAAGCATCTTGACATTTCAATAGTTCACAATCCAACTGCCATCTATCCGTGAATGCATTGTACTCATCTTCATAGCCAAAGAAAACGCACTTGTGTTCCTTGAGTGGGAAGTAGTTGATGTCGTAATTGCGATAACGAGATGTAAAATTCAAAAGTATCTTGTCCGCAAAGTATGGGATAGGTTCAGTCGCTTCAATGCAAGGTTCGTGAAGGTCGGTCATTAATTCGGGGTACACAAGAAACTGATTACGCCTCAAATCACCAGCAGCGAGATTCAACCTGTGATTCCTAAACTTATCAAAGTCATAATCAATGTCGGGGTGTGAGTGCATCTGAACGCTTAGAATGTACGATTGATGCTCAAGCAATGGTTTGATGTATTCGTATGAGTTTAAGTTCATACAATATCCTCCGCTTGGATGACCGGAAACAGTATTCTGCTCACGGAATCCTATGTGGAAATCCACCGCACCGTGCAACTCCGCAACTCGCTTGGTTGCCGTAAGTGAATAGATCAAATCACCGAGATGCCCCGACTGGATTACTTTCATTCGTTTGGTAATAACGGGATGGGCATCCAGTACAACATCTCTACAAAGTTCCCTGTGAATTCATCAATCCAATAACCGTCAATGTAACGGGCAAGGTGTTTGATTTCTTGGTTATCACTCACCACACAAAGTCGTTCATCTTCAGGTGGTAGGATGTTCTCATCTCTCCAGTTTGCTCTCATCTAAATTTAGTGTTATAGTGAAGTTCTTTGATTCTATTGTTTGGTCAATGGTTTCTTTTGGTTTGCCTTGTGATCGTGTGAGCAACATCTCAAGGTTGAACAGGGAGTTTTTGTCGTGACCTTTCAGCAATGCACCTGCAATCGTGCGTTCCATTATTGTGTACTCATCCCCTTTGTCTATCTTCTCCAGTTCTTTCCGTGATAGCGAAAGCATTGACAACATCGTTTCTTCTACCTGCGTTTTGGTATATCCGATGTCCTTCATTTGAGTGATGAGCTTCTGCGGTCTACCTTGCAGATTTATTCTTTGATCTCCACCTTTTTGAAAGGGTTTTAAGTTTTGCTCATTTGCCATAATTCTCGCTGTTATTTCACAGTTATTTTGCCATTGACAATCTTTGTTCGTGAATGGATTTCAACCACTCCTTGTGTTGTTTTTTATCACCATACTTCAAGTGATCCTCACGACATAACGCCATCAAGTTTTCAATGTTGTCTGCCTCTTTGCTCCCTCCGATTCCTCTCGCTTCAATGTGATGGATGTCAATGGCAGTTTTGCCACACACCTCGCAAGGGATGAAGTCACTAATGTCATATCCGAAATGGTTTAGGTACATTTTGGTGTGGGGTTTCATATCATTTCGTTGGTGTCAACGATATGGTCTTGTGGCATTATTGTAGATAATGTTTGCATAGTTTTAGTTTAAGGGGATTCATTTATTAAAATCATACTATCATAGTAGATTGTTGTATCTGTAACTTTTAACTTATGCTCTGTTTTATTTTGAGAGCATCCTGAAAATAGAAATATTATAATTAGTTTTTTCATTGCTTACCTCCTTGTATTTTATCAATTACGAATTTTGCACCTCTCTTAAATGCTTTGTATTGACGAACATTAAGTGAGTATGTGTTGTGATTTGCGTACAAATCAAAAGATTCTTTCTCTATCTCCTCATCACTTGGTAGTTCGATGTTTTGTCTACCTATTTTAATTATGCAATCCATACATACATTGTGAGAAGATTTTGACTCATCACAATTTATACATAACAAATCACTTGGTAGTTTGATAGACCTTTGCTCCTTCTCCATTTCTTTGGCTTGTTGAATAATTTTTTCTTTTTCTTTTTGATTTGAGAATTTCCAATCCAAGTGCATTACTTTTTTAGCAAACCACTCCACTGCCGTTTGTTGTTTGTTGTTTGTCATTGTTTTCTATATGATTATGCTTTAACTCACATATCCAAGCGTTTTCAAATTCGTAAATACCACAATGCAATAACACATTATTGTATTCGTCAAATATCTTGACATTGCCATCAACATCTTTAAAAAATTCTTTGTTGATAATATCTATGATGATATATTGTTCAGTCATTGTTTCCTCCTTCTTTTATAGAGTAATTGATATTCTCTTATTTTATTCATTGCTACCTCCAAATTTTGCGTTGTAGTATTCAAATCCTTCATTCTTTTCATTGTCGATATAATAAGCCTCAACAATTTCTTGTTTGTGCATTGCTTTGGCTTGTACTTTCAATTCCATATAATCACTTATATCTATTGAAATATTAATGGTTCTACCTCCTTCGTTTTCTTCGTAGGCGTTCCCCTTTTCTTCGAGTTGCTCAATGAATAACTCTACGCTACTTTGTTTATTGTTTGTCATTTCCGTTTGCGTTTTGGTTTCTGCTCATCATCGGCAAGTTGTGCCAACTCCAATGCTTTTTGGTCTGCCCATATCAAAAGTGAGAACACCGACTCAATCACACAGGTTGAGCAGTTTGGAACATTGCGACCAAATATCTCACGATGTACATTCTGAAGTTGTGCGGATTGCTCAGGCGTTAATTGGAAGACGAGTGTTTTTTTGTAGATCTCGTATGCCGGGCGGAGTGACTGGATGAATTCTATCATAGTTTTGTTTCAAGGAGTGCAACGATTACGGTTGCGATGGATGCGTACAAGATACCCACAAATCCGTAAGTGTATATAAAAAAAGACAATCCCAACCACCACGACAAACAAAAAGCACAGTCAAGTGGTTTCATTCGTTTCCATTTGGAGAAGTCGCTTCCGTAGAGATAGCGTTTGAGTAGGTCGGCTGGTTTGCCGAAGTTGACGATGATAATGCTTAGACAAGCAATTCCAATTATTTCGTTGTACATCTTTCTTTCATTAGTTTAATTACTCGTAGCACTTCTCTGACTGAGATATCGGTTTGACGGTGGATGGCTCTCGCTGACATTCCGCTGCACCAAAGTTTGAATAGTTCTCGTTCATAGAAATATGCGGTGTCAGTTACCTGGTTTATTTTGTTAATTCGGTTTGATTCAATTTGTTCTTCTTGCTCTCTCTCAAATAGTAGGTCGGGTTCTTCGGGGAAGTCCAGCTCATAGACATCATACTGATCGTATATGCGAGATTCTGCGAAGGGATGCCTGTTGCCGTTGATACAAAGGTAAAGAGTGCGGATTGCCCAAAACTGGAGATATCCTTCTCGGTGCAACTTCTCAACATAGTCATCAGGTTTCTCAAGGATGGTTAAAAAAAAGTATTGATACAGTTCGTTGGCAAGTTCGTTGTTCTTAGCGATGTTCTTCGTTGCTTTCCTCAGCCAGTCGGCTTTGGATAACTCCAATATGATATCCGCTTTTGTCAACTTTTCTTTTCAATAATGCAAATATAACCATCTTTTTCGTATTTTTTCTTGATGCGAAGTGCTTCCTGCTCAGATTGGACTATACTGATTGACGAGCTTAGACCTTTCGTGGAGGTGCAAACCCAATAAGGATAGAGCTTCGACATATAATTTGTTACTTGTTCGGTCATATTCTATGAGTGATTCGTACAC